AAGGGCAGGCGCGGGCGCTGTGTCCGATTGATACAGGCCGGTTGGCTGGGAGCGTGACAACGCAATCGAAGACGAACGGAACGAATCCTCGACCGCCCGCAGGGACTACGGACGTGATCCAAAAACCGGCGAGTGATAATGAAGTGCTGGTTGGAACCTCCGTTGACTATGGCCCGTACCAAGAGTTCGGTACGATTCGGAACCAAGCGCAGCCGTTTCTGCGACCGGCGCTCGATTTGGCTATGGGCCGTGCATTGACGATCGTGAAAGACGAAGGTCGGTACCAATTCAAGGAGTATTTGAAGTGAAACCGTACCAGATGATCGGGTGGACGTTGCTTCAGACTTCGGCGGTCACGAACATTGTTTCGACGCGGGTGTACCACGGTCTGAGACCGGAAGGAACCGCAGTACCATCAATTAATTATTATGAACTGGGTGGAGGGGTGCGTGCGAACGGGATTGAGATTCAATCCTTTTCGATCAACTGTCGGGCATCAACGGCAGGAGCAGCGCGGAACCTTGCACGTTCAGTTCTTGATTTGTTCACCGGAACATCGGGTACAGGGATATATGGAACGCAGAACGGCTTTGACATTGCTCGGGCCTCACTGCGAAATGATAACGGGTTGGTGCCGGAGATCACGGATAACGTGTATAATGCACCAATCGATATTGCTGTTGCCTATGCAATCAGCACAATTAGTTAGGAGGGATTATGGCTACATACCAGAATAGTTCCGTCACGAGCAACAAGCTGATTCTCGGGAACTGCAAAATTGAGACCTCAGCGAGTGCTGCCGGAACGTATGTGAATCTTGGAGCGGGAATCGTGAGTTCGTTTACGCACACACCGGAATTCTACGATGTTCAGGCAGGAAACGCACCAGACCCGATTGAAGGTGTTGCATCGGAAACCGCTACGATCGAGTTCGAGTTGATCGAATATGATGGGTCAGTGTTGAGCGCTATTCAGTGCGGCATTACCGAGTATTCAGCAACGTCTGCTCTGTCAACGCTCACTGCTGGTGGGAATCAGGAAGTTACGCCGCGCGCGTTCCGCATCACGAACACCAGAACGATATCCAGCACCACGGTTGAAACGATTCTCACCGTGTACAAGGCTACAATGCAAACCGGGCTGACGATCAACTTCAAGAGTGACAACGACACTGACCCGATTGCAATCATGCCGGGCACCATTGTGGCGAAAGTTGATGCAACACGGTCCGAGGGCGACCAGCTCTTCTCGTTGACCAGGACTGTCGTGTAATGGCGAAGGCTGACGTACTTGATCTTGACGTACTCCGTCCGAAGAGGCGCGTGGTAAAAATCGGCGGGAAAGAAATCGATGCTGGTTTCATCCCGCTGGCCATAACCTGGGATGTTGACAAATTGGTTCAGGAGTTGTCCTTGTTTGACGAGGAAAAACTACGGACTGAGTCCAAGCGTGCGCTGGAGTTATCGTGCGAGTTATGTTCGGTGTTCTGTCACGAACACCCAGACATGACGGCTGAGTGGTTCATGGAAAATACTTCAGCGCTCCAAGTGAACGCTTTTGTCAACGTCATAAAAGACACCCTGACAGAGGCATACAACGGGATCGAGGCGTATCCGGGAAACGTGTAGGCGACCAAGGCGATGAACCGCTTCGCCTTGGTCGCCTGTTTGCGAGTATGGCGTTGCTCTACCCGTGGGCAACGAAGGAGTATTTGCTGTGGCACATGACAATCGGGCAAGTAATCATGTACCATAATATCGGGATTGAACTGAAATATCCGTCGCAGAAAAACGACGGGAAGAACGGCTTTGAAAACATGAGCCATTCGCAACGTCTGGCCGCTATAGAAAAAGCCAAGGAGAATTTTCGTGAGCAATATGGGGATGTGTAATGCCTAATTTGGGTGATATGGTCGTCCGAATCGTCGGCGACAACGCACAATTCGATTCCTCAGTTGACCGCTCGCGGAAAAAGTTTGACAGTTTTGCTGCCTCGCTGACCCGTGTCGGGAAAGGTATGACCACTTTTGTCACCACTCCGTTAATAGGGATCGGTGTCGCGGCGATTCGTTCAACGGCGAACATGGAGGATTTATCCGCATCGTTTGAGACCATGCTTGGGAGTGCTGATGCAGCGGCCAAGATGCTCAACGATTTAACGGATTTCGCAGCACGCACTCCGTTTCAGTTGGGCGACCTCGCTAATGCCTCGAAAACGCTTCTTGCCTTCGGTGTAGACGCAGAACGCATAATGCCTTCAATCCAGATGCTCGGAGACATCGCACAGGGCAATTCTCAGCGGTTCGGGCAGCTTACACTCGCGTTTGCTCAGATCCAGTCAACCGGTCGCTTGATGGGGCAGGATTTACTCCAGCTCATCAATGCCGGGTTCAACCCGCTGAAAACCATAAGTGACCAAACCGGTCAATCCATGGCCGATCTGAAAAAGCAGATGGAGCAGGGTGCAATATCAGCGGAAATGGTAGCTGATGCGTTCAAAACCGCGACCAGTGAGGGAGGCCAGTTCTACGGTGGAATGGAACGTGCGTCGCGCACGTTCAACGGCCTCGTTTCAACACTCAAGGATAACATCTCCCTTCTCGGTCGTGAATTCGGTGAACTGCTGCTCCCGAAACTGAAAGATACCACGGAAGCGGCGATTGAACTGACACAGAAGTTTCAAGGTCTCGACAACCAGACGAAGCACTTGATACTGAACATTGGCGGTCTTGTCGCGTCAATCGGACCGGCGGCGTTGGCTGTTGGCGTGGTAACAAAAGCGGTGAAAGCGTTGGGTACGGCGTTCACGTTTCTTGCGGCGAATCCTGTTGTTGCCGTGATCGCGGCACTGACGGCTGTTGTGGCTGTGTTACACGCTATCGGTAGAGCGAGAGAAGAGGCAGAGTTTGACACGATACGGGAAGACCTCGATGAAATTTCATTGTCCGCTGATGTGAGTTCAAAGACTCTTCGGAAAGTGCAGGACGGTCTTGTACTTGCCGCGTCTTACGGGCAGGACGCTGCTGGTGCGGCACGCATATTAGCTCACGATCTTGGATTGTCACTTGAACAAGTGATAGTCATCGGACAACGAAGCTCTGATGTTACAGATGAGTATAAAGAACAGTTGGGAGCGTTGCGTGAGCAACTTGATCTTGATAAGAACAGGCTGACCATCGACGAGCAACGGATGGAGCAACAGCGTATGCGCTCTGTCGTTACCGAAGCTCAGCTGGAAACAGAAGAAAACATAACCGAAGAAATACGCGAGCAACAGCGACTGGCTGGGCTGGGGTACAGTGAACAGCAGATCAGTAATATCGAGCAACGCCGACTCGCCACGCAAGCGTATAATGACGAACTGACCATCACTCAACGTAGGCTCGATGCTGGTCTGATAAGCGAACAAGACGCTCTGAATAGGAACATAGCTTCGGCAGAAGGTTTCCGAACGGCACTGGCTGATATCGGATACACAGCAGAGGAAGGTGGGCAAGCAGGACAGGATTCGTTCATCGCGGCTGGTCAAGCCATAGACGAAGCGAAACTCAAGCTCCAAGAGTACAACGAGTACGTTCGGTACTCGTCGGCTGATATGGCAGAAGCCAGAAGTATCGCGCACCAACAAGAATTGGACGACATCGCGGAGGAATTAGCGGATTGGAAGGCCATGTGGAACGAGCGATTGTCAATGGCATCGCAAGTCACTGGGCAAATATCTGCCATCTCGTCTGCGCTCACAGCGAGTCGTACAACGGAACTCAGCAATTATCGCCGTGCCGAAGAACTCGCTATCCAAAACAGCACCATGAGCGAAGAAGAAAAAGCAGACGCTATTTCTGCGCTCGATGAAAAGGTAGACAATAAACGTCGGGCACTCGCAAGAGACCAAGCCAAGCGCGACAAGGTGTTGTCTCTTTTTCAAATCGCTATCAACACAGCATCGGCAATAGTTCAGGCTCTTCCGAATGTATTCTTGGCGGCATTGGTGGGTACGCTGGGAGCGATACAAGCTGGTATCGTAGCATCGACACCTCTCCC